CTCCACCAGAAGTGGTCCCATCATTATCGACAAGATAAGTCCCGGTGCCGCTCGTAATTTCAAACAAGATTCCGTCCCCACCAGTCCCACCAGCCGCACCGGTCCCGCCGACCGCGCCGGCGAACCCTTCTATCGACGCGCCAGAGGCAATATTGATTGTCAGGTTACTCGCAGCGTTTAGCGCACCAGTTCGCAATGCGGGGGCTGATGAGCCAGAAATCCCCGCCGACACGTTGACTATGATTGGGGTCGTATCGCTCGCAGCGTTATATCCAGCTGCTGTTGCTAGTGTCAGTATGTTTACATGCGATGTGTTACTAGTGATCGCCAAGACGATAGTTGCGCTTGTTCCGTAGAAATTTGACAAGGAGATCGCGCCAGACGTGGGCACGGTTGTCGCCTGTCCGCGGACATAAGCCCCGCCGCGATAATATTCAGACAACGAAATCGGGTTGCTGCCGCCGAACTCAGTCTGGATCGCGGAGAAGCTGAGTGCGCCTGATCCGGGTAATGCCATTAGCCGCGCTCCTTCAATTCATCAATCATGCCACTACTTTCCAAGTTACTAACATTTCAATTTCTCCTTCGTTAAGTTAACTGTTGTTAGTTATATATGTTTTCGCTGTAGATACTGCCGAAGCAATACTAGAATTAGAACTATACCAGGTAGGGTTTGCATTTGCGCTTAGAATGTGTGACAAATTGTTTTGCATGAATTCAAGTAACAATTCATTAGAAAATACACTTGTATTCATACCACCAGTAATTGCTGAGATACCATTAATTGCAGATACAATATCTACTATAGCTTGTTTTTGATGTACTATTTCTTCATCAGATATAGGAGGATGTGCTTCAGCAAGTATTTCTGCTGATACTGAATCTATTGCTCTTAGGTGTGTATTAGCTACCATTTTTCAATTCCTCTAATTCTGTAGTCAGTGTATCTACTTTTGTAGAAAGTTCTTTAATCGCATTAAGCATGGCCCAAATAATAGGATCAGTCTGCACCGAAAGCATTCCATAATCATTTCGCTCTGTTACAGCCTCCGGAAAGACTTCCTGGAGTTCTTGTGCAATAGCACTAGTAGTTAAGACGTTCTGTGGAAGGTCTTCTTGACAACCTTTAAATTCAGGTATTTCATTTAACTCTTCATTTGACTTATAATAAAATGTGCGAGGAACTATTTGAAGTATCTCTTCTAAACCTTTTGGACTTGGATTGATATCTTTTTTGATTCGTCTATCAGATGTTTGTGTCCATGCAGTGCCGTTGTTACCTTGATAAACACCACCACTAGCTGGCTGAATAAATCCAGTAGAGTTTCCCTTTCCCTGTGGAGAATTTGTGCCAAGTATAATTTGATGAGAAGGATTAGAGGGAGAATTGCCCACATTCGGGTCGCGGACTCCGGGATGCGGATTATATCCTATCATAATACAATGCGCCATGGCAGTTCCTGAATCGTAACCGGTACCTCCCGCATAGGGCCCGACCATTACGTTATTAGCTCCAGTTCTTATGTACTGCCCTGCTTGCAGTCCAACACCAACATTGTTCCCACCGCTTGTAACTCTATGCAGCGCCTGATAACCCATAGCCTGATTATGGGAAGCATTTTCTAGATAATACAGCCCCTGGTGACCAATCGCTGCGTTATGACTTCCTGTAACTCCGCCGCTCGCAATAGCTCGACCATACATAGCAGTATAACCAATAGCCTGATTATGAGTTCCTGTGTTCATATTATGCATGGCATTTCTGCCCAAAGCGTTATTAGCAGAACCAGCCCGCATCTCTAATGCAGCTTGAAAACCTATTATACAATTACTAGATGAAGTAGTGATATACCCTGCTGGATTATGACCGATAATAACGTTTTGTCCGCCGCTAGTCAGACTGTCGCCAGAATGGGCACCAAGAATAACATTATGGGATCCAGTGAGTCCAGTCGCACTATTTGTATCATTTTGATATGCTGAATAACCAATTGCAGTATTATACGTTCCAGTATTATTAGCAGGAGTTGTAGTGTAACCCCTCATCGAATAATGACCCATGGAAGTATTTTGGCTACCGTTCATACATTGGCCAGCCGCAATGCCTACGTGAGTATTATTAATAGTAGCATTTTGGTAATATCCTGCGTGATAACCAACGAACGTTGCGCCGCTGCCGGATGTCACACCATACCCCGCGCTCATCCCCACGAAAGTGCCAGTGGAATGAGTTGTCGCGCTGTAAAAAGCACCATATCCCAGAGCAGTATTATTCGAACCAGTTCCTTTAGCAGTAGAATGACCCATGCCAGCAGCGTATCCTAAAAAAGTGTTGTTACTAGCCGTTGTAAAATATCTACCAGCATAACCTCCAATGGCAACATTATTCGAACCGGATGAAAATTCATTACCAGCATAATATCCCATGAGAATATTGTACATCGCCGAACCATTCTGATTTTGCCCTGAGTTTGAGCCTATCGCTATAGAATAAAGAACACTATTGCTAGAAACGTTGCCCATGGCGGATGTGCCGATACCAATATTATTATGTGCTTGAATCAAGCTGCCTAAGGCATCATTACCTATTGCTGTATTGTAGGCTCCGGAAGCGTTCAGCGCATCTAAGGCATTAGTACCTAGAGCTGTATTGCCAGTCCCTATGACTTGCTGTATACGACCAACAACATGTAACGGAGCTGTCGGCGAAGAAGTGCCGATGCCGACGTTGCCACTTGAATTTGCGTAAATAATTCTATTCCATCCGCCCCAGGTGCCACCGGTGCGCCTTCGGTATGTAATATCATGGTCTGCCGTGTTATTATGAAACTGAAGCATATATGAATTTGTAGATGCAGCGACATCATGTAACGGATCGAAGTTAATGTATATGCCGGTGTCGCCGACAGAATGAGAAGCACTCGGAAGTGTTCCAGATATTGTTCCACCACCATCAACCCAATTGATGCTTCCCATTCTGGAGAGATCAAATCCTGTGTCAAGATTTCTGGTGGCGTTTCTAGTAACTGAAAGCATAGCATTATTAACACCAGCAAGATCCCCAACGACATGGAGTTCTGCGGTCGGCGATGATGTACCGATGCCGACGAGACCCGCATCGGTCATCGTTATCTTCGTGCCAGCGGCAGTTGCGAAACTCAGGGCGTTCCCCGCTTTGTTATGGATTCGCATACCGTTAACAAGACCTGAGACACCGCCGAAGTAGACCTCCCCAGCCGTGCCGCCAGACGCTCCAACGGAGCCAAGATAATGGATACCTGTAGTCAACCCAGTGCCTACGGTATGTAATGCAGTAGATGGCGAAGCCGTCCCAATACCGACGTTGCCGCTGGCATCAGTAGCAAGAACCGGCACGCTTACACCCAAACTCGTGAATCGCTCAAGTGTGAGGCGGGAGAAAGTGTCGATGGTGAAGAAATCCGTGGTGTTGTCCTTGTCGCGCAGAGACAAGAGTGTCGCTCCAGAACCAGAATAGCCCGGATACCCCCCTCTAATCAGTACGGCGGGAGAAGTTGCATCCCCAGGCGCCATGACAACGAGCGGTCTGTCAGGAGCCGTCGTGCCAATACCGACGTTTTCTGAACTATCAATCGTAATAGCCAGAGCGTTTGAATTATCATCAATACCAGTAGATCGGAATGCTGTCAGTGTTCCTACTGAAGTAATTGCTGGCTGTGCCGCAGTTGTTACTGTTGCAGCCGTGCCACTAGCATTACCAGTGACGTTACCTGTCAATGCACCAACAAATGCAGTTGATGTGATTGAAGTCGCGCCAGTAACTACACCAGCATCAACATTGATTGTTCCGTCTAATACGAGCGCACTTCCAGCAGCCGGTGTAATATTCAATGCACCTGATGTGGCAACAATACTATTTCCGTTAATATTTAAGTTATCAACTTGAAGTGCTGTCAATGTACCTAATGAAGTAATATTAGGCTGTGCCGCAGTAGACAATGTACCAACAAAGGCTGTTGATGTAATAGATGATGGGCCAGTAATTACACCAGTGTTATCAAGCAATATTGTGCCACCAACAAGCAATTCACCAACAGAATATGTGGCAGTATTGCTCATTGCATGTTGAGTAACAACTCCAGTGCGAAGTTGTGTGTTTGCTGTTATAACTTGATGTATACCAGCAATAACACTGTTAAACACAACATAGATATTACCCGTTGCACTTGATGGTGCAGAAGTAAATGTTAGAGTAGTTCCGCTGACTGTATATGCTTGACCACTGTCTTGTCGTACATTATTAACAAACACTTGCATAGATTCAGCGTTAGCAGGAACTGCACTTAGAGTAAATGCCGTAGTTGATGCGTTACCACTAAAACGATCTTTAGTAGTTTTGAACACCTCAGCATTGTGGTCCGTATTGTTCCCTATATAAGCCATTTAAACTCCTATTGTAGTCAGCTTCCTGCGAGAGGCAGGGCTGACGTAACAGTATCTTGCGGTGCCGCTTGCTGTTCAGCTTCAACAGCAGCAACAAGAGGCGCGGCTTTCTTCTGAAGATACTCAAGCGCAGCATTAAACGCAGGAACTTCCTGACCTTTCAACTCAACGCGATTCAAAAACTGAACGAGCAACTGAAGAACCTGTAGTTCTTGATTTTCATTTTCATTAGCCATTTTCATTACTTCCTTTTCAAATTAGGTCAGTTCAAGAACCGACATGATAACATCAAGTGATGTCGCTGTGTTAGAAACGCATTTAATAGAGTGCGCATTTTGTAGTACTACTTTTTGGTCTCCTCCGACAACAACTAACGAACCCCCAGAAGGAATAGGAGCTTTGTATATTAAGTATGTATCTCTTCCTGACGCACCTGTTCCATCGTTGTGCATAGCATCTACAGTAATTGGGCCATTAGTTCTATTTGCAAGCGTAAGCCCGATCACAGTTGTAGTAGTAGATGTGGCTACAACATATGTATTGCACGTTGTGGCAGTTGTTCCTATTACTCTATGTGTCTTTACCTTAAATGTACTGGCCATATCTTACCCCAATGCAATTGCCATCGCTAGAACGTCGGCTTCTAAATTTGTTATTCTTGGATTTGTATTAGCAACGAATGCTTGTAGATTCGCTACTTTCACATAGTCGCCAGAGAATGTTAATGTCCCAGAACCATTCGTTCTGAGAATTCCAGAAGCAGCGCCATCTGTGGTGGGAAGAGTGTAGGGGCTAGAGTTGCCCACTTTGAGTGTACCGATAGTAGATGAACTAACATTCGCGCCAATTTCAAAGACGCCAAGAGTTGTGTCTCTTGAAAACATCTTCGAGTCGCGTGTATTGATTGCTATTTCACCAACATCAATGTCACTGGTCGTCGGAGATTTTCCTACTACGGAACTCCGTTTAATCTTAATCGTTGACGCCATATATATGGCTCCTTTTCATCCCTATATAGGGCATTTATTACTTGACAACATACACATATATATGTATAATAGAGTTGTCGCTTATAAAACTATTAACTTCTTTTAGTAAGTGCCTCCATCAATAACAGCATCTACTGTAGCAAGAGCATATCCAGAAGCAGCAACGTTAACGGTTGTAGTTGGTTCTGTGCCAGTCTCTTTAAAGAATTTAAATACGCTATCTGATGCATCGAAGAAGTACCCTGCATATTTAGTACCGCTAGAAACATACTTTTGATAAACACCAGAATCGACAGTGTGAGCAGCATTGTTTGCCGCCAGTATCAACATACTATCATCGACTTTAACGGTGCTTGAACTTACATATGTAGTAGCACCCTCAACAGTAAGATTACCATTAACGATAGTATTACCAGAGACAACTACGTTTTCTGATACATTCAATTGGCCGACGATAGTGACATCATCTGGTAATCCAATAGTAACTGTACCATTTGTTCTAGAAACTGTTGTTTCGTTTGCAGTCGCAGCAATTGCGAGAACAGAGCCTGTAGTAGCGT